CTTTCATAGTGGACAAGCTAGTCAAGTACCACCAAGAGTGGATCAGGTAAGTAAGTTCCTCAGCAGGAACTCCCACTTAGTTGAGACGTTGCTGTCCCAGTTATAGGTGATATCAGTCCAAGTTTTCTGGAGTGCTAGGCGTTCGCTTGGCACTCCATTTTTTGTTATGTGAGAGACAGTAGCCTCTAGCACGCCGAAGAACCGGTTAACGTGCTCGTTCATGTCCTCTGACCACTGGTACATATTAGCGAAGTTGCCCGTCGTCTCCGGTAGAGCAGCGAAGTTCGGGCACAGAACGATGTTCATAGCAGACATCGCCTCGATAGCCGCTAGACAGCTGGTCTCAGGCCAAATGCTTGGATAAGCAAAGATGTGGCTTCTCTTGAGCTCTTCTCTAATTCTCTCATTAGGGACGGCTCCATGGTAGTTAATCTTTGGGTGATTTCTACAGCGCTCAAATAGCTGTTCATAGGGAGCATCACGCTGGCTCCAGCCGTATATGCTAAAGCTTGAGAACACGTCCAGCACGACGTTGTCGTGCCTTTCAGCAAGAGCCTCAAAAGCTGGAACGAGGAGCTCAAGTCCTCTGTGAGGTGTGGTGTGGTAGATGATCCGCACAGTGCCATCGAATTCTTTTTCCTGTATATCAATAGGAGTGATCGCGTTCTTTAAGACGATCGACTCGCTGTACGGTAAACCGAGCACCGTATTGTACATCTGCATCTGCCAGTCTGACACGGCGACGATCTTCTTGAAGCGCTTTCTAAGCTCTGGATCTTTGAGGTGCTGGGACTCTGGGTCATTTGGGAGGTCATGCAGCCAGAGGATTGGGATCCTATTTGGATCGATGTCTCGAACTCTCGATGGGATGATCTGGAACTTCTCCAGCAGGTCAGCGGGCAGAGTTCTATGGAGGCGCTCTAGCATCAGCTCAGTGCCGCCTCGTGAGTTCTTACTCAGTTCATTCACTTCAACCATAATAAAAGATCCTATGTTATTTTTTTATTTCTAAGAAGTCAGGTAGCTTTATCTCGACTCTCTCATCTTGGACTTTCATGAGGAACCTAGCTATGAGAGATAAGATGCTCCAAGAGCAGAACCCGAGAGCAGCTGATATAGCTACTTGGTTGTCCATTGAATCCACTATCTTGAAGTAGTCTGCGACTATTGGGGCGAACACTATGGCCGCTGTCACGCTCAGTCCCGACCTTATGGCCGCGTCCCAAACATTTCTTGGCCTATAGAATACCATGAAGGCAGCCCCACCAACCAGACCACTAAGTCCGGATATAAGTTTACTTATGAGGGTAGTCGTTATTAAGTCAGACATTCAGTATACTCTCTTTTTTTATTGGTATTGTTAGTATTTATCGAAAAGAGTAACCCAGTCGCTGTCAAGATATTGACAACATCATGTCAACTTATTTACATGTAATTATTTATAAATCTCGATTATTGACTCAGTTCTAAAAGACCTCCATCCAGAATTCTCTACGTCCCAAGCTGATATGATGTCCTCATTTGGTTTTCTTGGCTTAGAGTTAACATCTGCAGCTTTGCTCGTATCTTCCGGAACAACGGAAGATTGCAGAGTGCACTTCAAGATCCTCTCCGTTCCATCTACTTTAGTGAACTTCACGTTAATAATGCCCTCATTGAGCATCTCAATGATCTCTGACTTAGTTAAAATCTTCACCGTATCCTCCAGATGTTTCTTCTACATAATCAACTAGTTCTGAGTATCCACCGAGCTTCATCCCATGAGCTACTATTACTGGTACGGTCTTCTGCTCTGGGAACATCTCTATGAATTGATCTTTCGTTATATCGACACCGAGCTGGATATAGTTGTAGGGGATCTTCTTCTCTTCTAGCAGCTTCTGCACCATGGTGCAGTACTCGCACTCGCTTCTTCCGTATACTTCCAGCATTATTGCCTCTCTGGGTTGTAACCGTAGTCCGATAGGACCCACTCTTTTCCGAACATATTTACTTTCTCGGGAACCCAGCTCTTGCTCACAGCGATCTTCCAGCTGTCGAGGTCTACATCCGGCTTGATCTTCAAGATGCCATCGCACTTTCCGTAGTAGAGCTCTCTGTAGTTGATGGTCTCAAACTCGAGTTCTTCGTACTTCTTATTGATCCAGACAAATAGATTGTTGTCATCTATGATCTTCTTCATAGTACGCGTAAGAAACATGGTCATGGTTAGTACCCTGTTCTCTTCGGTATTGGATCTTCCATCGTATATGCAAGCTGCGTCTATCTCTTTTATTGGCCTAGTCACTACATCTATTTTGTGCTCGGCAGCGTACTTCTCAATTTGAAGTATGTGCTCATAAGTTACGGTGTCCCTATTCAGGACTTTGAAGTGGTTCTCTATCTCAAACTGCTTTATGAGATCATGATCGCACGTAATCCCGATGACCCTGTGACCTCTAGATTTAAGATCATCAATGTGGTGCTTTCTCAGCATAGGTAAGTGCTGAACGCTGATGTATTCGGCACTGCATAACTTAAGAGCTCGCAGCATCCCATCATATGCTGCATCAGCTGCATCATCGTCGCTTTGCAGCCAGTCTTTAGTCAGTGACCAGTCTATCACTGCGTGAGGCATGTCAAAGGGCAGCTGTATTCCAAGCTTAGGCAGGTCAGTAAAGAGATCATAGTAGAACCAGAGCTTAACTGCGCCCGTTCCACTCATCACAAAGCTAGCGCCAGCTGAACCCTTATATATTGACTTTGCATAAGAGAGGAAGTTTGCTAGCAAACTTCCCTTCTGACCAGTCTTGTAGTTTATAAAGGTGGTCATTCGGCGTGAGCGAAGTCCCTGTTCTTAGGGCGCTCTTCTCTCTTCCACGGTCCAAACGCTGCAGAGTGAGTTCCCTCAACTCGGATGAAGCGCTTGTTGGTCTCATTCTTATTTGGATTAGGGATGGTCACCATGACTTTCTTTCCCTTTGACCAGACCTTGAGCTTGTCTAAGATCTTATCGAGATCATCTTTGAACGCGCGCATCGACTTAATAGTGTCTTTAGAGACGCTGCGTGGGCCACCTTTTGACGTGTACTTAGAGCGCGATTTCTTCTTACCCATAATTAATCTCCTGCGGCTGATCCTACGTTGGTCTGGTAAACGCCAGTGCACTGCATGCACTTCACGTATATTGTACTCTTATTAGGGTATCTCGTGTTGTTGACGAAGTCCACTAAGATTAGACTCCTATCACCGTTATTGCATTTAGGGCACTCCCCGATGACAACTGGTATGTTGCCATCAAGGAATATCTGTATCTGCTCAGCTTGCGTCAAGATTTCTTTTTCCGAACTTTCTTAACGACTTCTTCTACTTGCGCAACTTCTTTAGTCACTAGTGCTTCAGCGTCGCTGTAAGCTTTCTTAGCGCGCTTCTTCACCGCAGTGACCTCAGTATCAATGGCGCTCTCGATCTTCTGACCAAGAGCTACGATGTCGTCGACTTTTGCTTTGATCTCTTCGTCAACTTTAGCTACCGCGGCTTTCTCAGCAGCCTTGAGCTTAGCTATCTCTTCTGCTGGCGTGTAGCCGAACCAGTCTTTAATTAACGTCCACAGACTCATTTTGTTTCTCCTGAGTATATCCAAATTTACAGATGTAGTAAGCATCTATTATGTCAGATGATGGGTTCCACTGCTTCTCAGTCATTCCCATTTTCTGCTTGATATTTATTCCGGTCTCTTCTTGGAAGCACTCTTGCATTCGCTCTTTATTTGCATTTCCCTTGCCAGTAGCGAACTTCTTTATCACCGTCGGGGCTATTATGTTGTAGTCGTGATTTCTCTTCCACAAGTAGTGCTTGAGCAGACCGGCGTTCTCTGCTATATTGAATACCATTCCGGTCGACCCCATGGAGTACCCCTCCATGTATATGACATCGCCCTCTTTTAGCTTCTCTATGACCCAGAGGGCGATGTTGTAGTAGCGCTCTTCATTAGACGTAAAGTCTCTATGTAGATCACCTTCTATATTATCTATATCTATATCATACTTCTTATTATTTGTCAAATAATAAAAGCTGCAAGATTCATATCCAAATGTATCACCATCAAATACGCAGACGCACGGTGAACTGAGACTGTAGTCTATGCCGATAACTCTCATTCGTCTGATGAGGTCTCTTCAGTCCACTCTTCGTCAGACTCAGCCTCGTAGTCATCATCTTCTTCGAACTCTTCTTCTTCATCATCAGAGTCAGTAGAGACGTGCTCTTCATAGATGGCGTCGAAAACTGGATCTACTCCGATCTCAGCGTCCTCGAGGTCGTACTCATCCATGTCGGCTAGAAGTCGTGTGTAGATCTCGCCTCTTGCTGCATCGTCTTTAACGTGCTCAAGAAGGGCTTCAACGATCAAGTTAATGTCCATGGTAATCTCCTGATTGAAAAAAACTACTAACTATACCTAAGAGGTCATCACTACTGACATAATCCATTCTATAGTCGAGATTAAATTTCTTTAATATATCTATGTTGGATTCTGAATTGCGCTTGATCACCGGATATAGAGACTTATCAAAAAAAAGATTGCCACCAGCAAAGATCTCATAGCAATCTATCATTATATATCTATCGTCGTAGTTCTGGTTCATATTCCAGTTGAAGTCCCAGAACTCCCTCAAGCCTCTCTGTAGTCTCTCTTGGTTGTTGTCGAGCTTCTTCTTGTAGAAGTAGAGAAACTTGAATATCCACCTCTTCTCCGGAGGGCAGAAGACCGAGTATATAGTAGACCCTGGAAAGTAGTCCTCTAAGCTTATGCGATGAAAGTTGTGAATCCGCGTTATGCAGTCGTAGTTCGGACTCATATCATCTAGATATGAGTATGAATAGTCTCCTCGCGAGAAAACATCATCGACTTTGATCTTTGGGTGCAGCTGCCTGAGCTTGGTCATCTCAGCGAAGATGCTTCTAGCTCTATCAACTTGACCACGTAGCATGCAGTCGTAAACACACGTTCCAAACATCTCATTCTGCATCGTAACGGGCTCAGCGGACCTGTGCATATCGTACAAGAGAGAGTCAAGAGACCCGTCATACGCCATGAAGTTGTAGCTGTTTAGGTCCTTGCGCCGGTGATCGAGAACCGGCTCATAGAACATAGAGTGCAACATGAGGGATATGAACTCCCCCATGTTACCCCTATCGTACTGTACTATCTTTAAGTCCTTATAGGTCGACAATCTCGCAACCATCTGCAGCGCAAGCTAGCGTCTGGGAGCCCTTGGTGTTGTCTTCTTGCTCGTACTCAGATAGCTTTGACCAGTCTATGCTTTTTGGCATGATTGATGAGAGCATATCGTACTCAGATTTACCGCAGTCTTGATATGGAGCTTGGCGGTAGACGTGATCGAAGTGCGGCAAGAACGAGATACCGGAGATCTCATCGAAGTTCTCGTACACGAAAGCACCTACGTCCATCCACTCGTGCTCTTTAACTGAGATGGTGACTGACGGCTTGTGCTCACACCAGTTCTGCTGGTAGATCATCCACATCTTGAGCTGCTCAATAGCTGACATCTCATTTCTAGTAACAGCGCCGTCTGGAGACTTCACTGGAAATGAGAACACGGTAGTCGCGTCCGGCTTCATGACGTCGGGCTCATTTGGGAATCCCATGTCCTTCATTAGCTTCGTGAGAGGGTCCTTATTGTCACCACGAACCGTGCGGATGTAGTACGGGTTGTGTCGAGCGTGGATACCAGATGCGGTGTCCGTGAGCTGCGATACAGTACCAGATGGCTTAACGCAAGTTACTGCAGCTGACTGTGGAATACCGATCTTCTCTGCGTACTCTTTGTTAGAGTCCACTGCAACACCGCGAAGAGTTTCAAGTGTTTTTGCCAGCTCATCGAGTCCTGAGCGACCATTGGTGATGACGTTGTCCATGATGCCCGTCATCGACACTCCGAGCAGCCTCTCTTCTTCGGTATTAACCGTCCATGACTTACGAAGATAGGGGAAGCGAGTAAGAGTCGACTGCAGAGTGCCGAGTCTAGCTGCCAGCCTAACTTTACGAGAGAGGTCCTTGATGCTGTCAGTTCCGCGTATGACCACCTCAGTGAGGTTACAGAACTGGTTAGGGCGAAGGATGATCTCAGAGCACGGGTTAGTGCCAAACTCAAAGTCTGGGTTGCGACGACCGTACTTCTTTGCTTGCTTCTGAGAAGCAACGCGAGAGAAGATGCCGCGCTCACCTGACTTAGAGTCGTACAGTGATAGCCACTCTCTCATGAACGTGCCCATCTCTGGCTTCTCGGTGTAGGCGGCTGAGTTGTTCGACAGCGCTCTCTGTGGGTTGGTCTCCCACCAAGATCCGTTCTTGGCTCCGCGCAGGCGCTCATCGGTCAAGTTGGACAGCGAGATCATAGCTGAGCGACGAACACCGCCGACGACTACTACCTCGCCGATCTTGCACATGATATCGTGGCACTCAAGTGAGTTGAGCTTACGACCTGCAGCAGCTTTGAACATCTTTACAGTGAACTTGAACAGGTCATCTAGAGGTCCAGGACCTGATGAGCGACCACCGAAGGTCTTTAGCCTAGCTCCAGCTGGACGGAGAAGCGAGAGGTCCCACTTAGGGATCTCACCGGAGTACAGAAGGGCGATGAGCTGGCGGAACCCCTTAGCCCAACCTTCTTTGGAGTCCTTGACAATGATGGTCATATCATTATCAAATAGCTTCTCTGGAACTTCTGGGAGCTTGTTGACGTACTGTCTCTCAACTGAGAAGCCAACACCAGTACCGTTCATGAGAATGAGAAGAGTCTCATCGAATGCTTTAGCGTCGTCGACTACTACATATGAGCAGTTGTAAGCGCAGGTGTTGTCGCGCTCAAGCGCCGGTCCCGCGGTCATCAGCGCGCGCATAGAGGGCATGACTTCTAGAGCTAGAACGGCGTCCTCTAGTTCTTTTCTCTCGGCTTTTGGTAGAGTGTAGTTGTTGTTCTTTAAGAGATGAGCTTCCATGAAGTCAAAGTATCTCGCTACCGTCTCGTCCCAGTTCTCCCTGCGACCCTCTTTATCGATGAACTTAGCGTAGCGGCTCTTGTAGATGAATTCTTGATATAGTGTTGGTAGGAAGTTGCTCATTTCTCTTCTTCTTTCTTCTTTAAGATTACTGTCTTGCCCTGTACGATCCACTCGAGCTCGGTGTACACTGTCCACCCAAGCTCATCTATAATGTTCTCTGGTAACTCAATATAGAACTCACCGTCAATGTCCTGCTTTACTTCTAGTATATTCATGCCCTACTCCAAGAAGCGAGTCTCATCTTCGCAGACAGACCGCTGAACGTGTTCTCATCTATGATCGCCTGAACGGCTGCCCTGCTAGTTCCAGCCATCACCATGCCGTTGACGTCTTTCTCCTCGACGAAGTCCGGCCATATGCAGACGTTGTATCCCCTATCAACCGCGCGGTTGATCCGCTTGATTATCTCTTTGTTCCTAGGCTCGTTGTCGTACACGACGACGACGTTCCGCGGGTCTCCGAGTACTGCGATGTCGGCATCTGAGCCGGCCATCGCTACGCAGTTATCGAGAAACAAGCTATCTATAGGTCCCTCGACCACGTAGATCCTCTTCTTTCTGTCTACTGTATCTAGTCCAAAGAGCTTGTCTTTGGTGTCATCCAGCATGATAGTAACATACCGGACCTTAGAGCTGGGATTGATAGCGCGCCCAGTAAAGCCGAAAACATAACCACTGAGATCAATGAACGGGAGTACAATTCTTGGTTCATCGTTCTTCAGCGCCTTCTCGTTGAACTTATCTGGAACTATCGAGTTCACCCACGTGTAATATATATCTGAATAGTAAATTCTATAGTGAGTACTTGATGGTATGTTTCTAGATACCACGTATCTCTTAGCTGGGTGATTTTCTTTTAGCTGTGATATCTTTTTCAAGTTCTTGAACGGGTCGAACTTGTCTATCCTGCGCTCAGCGAACTTAGATATGTCAGGAACGAACGGTGCCGGCTCAGCGCCGAGCTCTCTCAGGTACTCGAGCTTGTACTCCGTGTACAAGTGCGGGCTAAACGACTTGAGGAACTTGCTAAGTGAAGTGCTGTACCCGCAGTTGAAGCACTTGAAGTTTATTCGACCATTCTTCTCGTAGAAGTGGCCGCGGGTCTTCAGCTTGTTAGTAGCTGAGTCACCACATACATTGCACCTGAACTTAGCGTTGTATGGTCTAGGTCGTACGACCTTGAACTGCTCTAGTTGTGTACCAATAAGTGAAGCGAACTTTTGGTCTAGCCATAGTGTATTCATAGACTAATCCTATTGATGATGGTAGATCCATTATACACCGTCTATCAAAAATGTACACTACTTTTTTTCACTTACGGTCTTCTCGGCATCATCGTAGAACTTTTTTATTGAATCAATAGAATTCTTGCAAGTTACATTATTTCTCTGGAGCTTGAGTATGAGAGTGCCAACTTGCTGGTCAGTTAAGGTATCTGCCTTTGGGAACTTCTTCTCTACTGGACACACGTAGAGATCATCGGGCGCCTTGACGATCTTGTACTCCGGCGCTATGAGGTGGAGCTCAGACTGGCAGCCTGCTAAGAGAAAGCACGATAGCAAAAGTATTCTCTTCATTTACTTTCTCCGTACGCGGATCCAAGCTGCTTTACTATGCTCTTGAGATAAGGAGAAGCTGGAGCACTTCCCTTTCCCTCAGCGTTCTTCATGATGTCCTTTGCGGTCTCGTGCGTGTCTTTCTGGGCAGCAGCGATCTCAGCTCTTATCCTAGCAGCGTTATCTGCGATCTCATTTGTCTTCTGCTGGAACTCTTCTTTTTTCTGCTCGATGATCGCATCCTGCTTAGTGTTAAATGCGCTAGTTGCCCTGTTCCACACTTCGTTATCGTGAAATGCCAGCCAACCAAAGAACGCAGCAGCTGCAGCGATGATGCCACCGATGATCCACGGTATCGATGATCCACCAGTAAAGAGTCCTAGTAGTAGTCTTATCATTTTAGTGACAGCGCCTTATCTTTACGTGATTTCTGATAATCTGCTATCTTGTCCAAGTAGCCCATGTTCCTGAGCTCTTTAAAAACTAGATTGCCAAAAGCGAACTCACCGGACTTAGCGATGGAGTCACCTCTCATAGTCCAGATCTTCTTCTTTACTGTATCGATCGCATCATCGTCTGCGTTGTTGTAGATGAGAGTGTCGATCATCTTCTTGTAGAACTGGACTTTCTTCTGCAGGTGATAGTCACTCTCGAAGTCTAAGTCAAGATGATGTGGTTCTTGTATCCACTTCTTGTGCATAATAGAGTAGACGCCTTGGTCTTGGTGCGGTTGCTCTTCTACATCTTGAGCGTACAGCTCAACTGGATAGTCATAGATGCTTATATCCGGATGTGTCAGAGTCCACAATATCTTCTTGTCTTGTAAGTACTCATCGACGAACTTCCTATCCGGATTGATAGCGCCTCTCGAGATTATCAAGTGCAAGTCGATATCAGATAAGTTAGTATAGTTGAAGTTGACGTTGCCGCCAGTTATTATGATGTCGTATACGTTGATTGGATCGATCTTGGTGAACTCCATCCAAGCGTGCGCGATCTGCACTAGCTTTCCAGATACGGCGTCTTTGAGCTTGTTATTTGACCAGAGCTTTGGATTAAGAGTGTTATGGTACTGTAGGGTCGTCTCTTCTCCTAGTACCCTTCTTGGCTTTAACTTCGTCGCTATCTTCTTCTGAGCTAGTATATTAGCGTTCTTGTACTTAGAGGCTGCGTATGGGTTCACGACCACTTTATCTGGCATCACAGATGTTGAGTTAGTCGGAGCGTCCTCTCTTAAGTTCTCCACTTCAACTAGAGTCCTATTGAACTCCTCTTCTAAGTTGAAGAGCATGTTCGTCGGGTCTTTCTGGTAAGACTCCCACTGCCTAGTCAAGAGAAGTGCTGCTGCGTAGTTGGCGATCTGCGACTTTCCACCAGGGACTTTGGCGATCAACCTCTTGAGATTTATGATGAGAATATCGAAGTACGTAAGAGCTTGGATCTCAGCTGGCGTCTTTAGATCAGCTTTCTTCTTCAAGAACTTACCTTGACTGTCTATTATGCCCAGCTTATAAGCTGGCATCTCCGTAAATGGCGTAACCAGCTTCTTGATGAACTGGTATATCATATATATGTCCATGATAGCCATTATAAGCTCTTTCTTAGTACTTCTACGATATTATTATCTAAGACTATATCCGAAGTGATGATGGTCCTATTCTCTATGCCGATGTTCTCTACTCTGTCCGGCAGATTATTTAACCAAATTAAGAATGGAGCTAAGTACTTCTCTAAGCCCTCGCACTTCAAGAACAGCATCCGGACCGCAGCGTGAGCTCCAAATAGATTGAACAGTATGACTATGTGATTTAGTATCAACCTCTCTTTTAAGTCACCGTCCTCTACGTAGCGGTTGAGAAGTCTCTTTATGTACTTGAATCTCTTCAAGTCCTCGTAGAACTCGATGGTATCAAAACATTGTGGATTGTCGTAGTGCTTTGCGGCGTATAATAAAAAATTCGACGCGTCTAACTTTTCACCCATAATTAAAATGCCGATAGAGCTGCTCTCTTTATCGTATTGGTTCCAGTAGCCACGTAGATGTAGTTCGTATCGAACCAGATCTTCCCAGCAGAGACGACATCTGATGACGACGCCGGTGTGTTTCTATTTGAGAGGTAGATGTTATTGGCTACCAAGCTTCCGGTCATTGAAACGTTGGCCGTGCAGGTGACCGTGTTGGAGAACGTCGCCGTAACTGAGACGTTTGAGTAGAAGTTAGAGAAAGTTATCTTCTTAGTAGAAGGTGAACCGGTTGGGTCCGATACAATTGGGATCAGGTCTCCCGATGCTATCGAGGTAGCGGCTGTTAGTCCTGATATCTTAGTAGCGGTCATTCCGGTTCACCTTTATTTGTTATTATGCGTCAGGCATTACGTTGTCGTCAGATGCGTCGCCTGCGATAGTTCCCATCGCCACGAGAGTCTCGTGAGTGATGCGTCCTGCACGTCCACCCGTACCAACGATGCGCCTTACCCAACCAGCGTGATCAGATTCATGGACACCTGATAAGATAGGCGCCACTACTGCAGTCGTTCCGGTGAGTGAGTGGTTGGCCTGAGCCGTGGCGTTCGTAGATGACAGGTTGATGAATGTGTTCTGTGTTCCACCAACGTTGAGATATAGTTGGATCGCAGTTGAGTTGATAGTGTAGACTGAGTACGTCGCGTTGTTCGTCAATCCACCGATCGCAACGTTGCTTGCCTGAACGAGGTAGGTGACGAGGTCGCCATTTGATAAGAACGCCGTATTGGTAGCTCCAAGAGCTAGCCAGCCGTTGTCGAGCTTCTGAGTAGTCGAGTCAGATGTGGCGTTACCGAGAGTCACGACAGCCGAGTTACCATTGAAGTAGATCGGTCCAGGTGCTGATACGGTAAGAGTAGGAGAGATCGTGTAACCTGCACCAACGTTGGCGAAGTTGATCGCCGTGATCTTACCAGATGAGTTCGACTGGGCGTTACCAGAAGCAGCCACTGTATTACCAACTCCACCTGAGATAGTAAGTGTAGCGTTTGACTGGTAGCCGGAGCCGCGGTTTACGAACACCACTTCGCGGATAGCTCCGTTCGTGACAGACGTTTCAGTCGTGTCCATTCCGAAGATGGTGTTCGTGGTTCCTGCAGCGTATCCTTGGTTGTGATAGCCATCATCGAGAAGCGCGTACCTTGGCTTCTCATTGAGGTTGTACGAGCTACTGGAACCCTGCGCAGTAACTGAAGTGTTCTGCGAAGCTCCCACGACCTGAGCAGCCGTGTTGCTCGTGATCGATGCGATCATGTAGTCATTGTTAGCGACCTGAATGAAGTCGCCGACTCTTGACTCAGTTTGAAATTTAGTCGATGTTCCGCTGACGAGGCCGTTCGCGTAAATTTGAACGGTGCCCGAAGACGTCTTGGAATCGTTGTTGCCCCATAGTGCCATTGCTTTATTCCTCTCCTAGCAGATCTCTTAAGTAATCTGATGCTTTGTATAGAACAGATTCGCTTTGAATGTGTTTAGGCCGTATAGTATCTGGTCTATTTATTATTTGATTTTCTTGCTCTTTTTGTTTCTCCTGAGCAAGTCGCCTAACTTCTGCAAAAGAGATGGACTCGTAGCTATCTTTCTCGTCGGTCATGACTTACTCGTGGCCCTGAGCATCCAGCCATGCTTCTTGTGAATGTCTGTTCTATCCTGCAAGAAGTTCGATAGACCTATCTCGTCGGCTGCGTTGGCTGCATCGTAGGCAGCCCTGATCGCCCTGAGAACTGTGTCGTTATCAGCTAAAGCCATCTTTATCATGTCCTGCGCTGGAATAGGGTCAACTTGATCCGCGATCAGAGTTAGGTCTGAGTACCTGCTGAGTGATCCTGGAGCGTAGCCCTGAATAGCCCTGATGTGCTCTGCTATCGCGTCGTGCGCTTCCCATACCTCGTTGTATAGGGTATCTAGGAAACCATGATACTGAGGAAAGTCAGACCCCTCGATGTTCCAGTGAAAGAAGTGCAGCTTTAGGTAGAACGAGAAGTTCGTC